AAATCGATGCGGAGCTTAAAAATGATAGCTTCACGAATCTTTGTTTTGACGGGCAATACTTCTATGACACCGATCACGTCGTAGCCGGTTCGAGTGTGAGCAACAAGGGCACTGCCGCTCTTTCCGCGGCTACCAAGACTCTTGTGACTGCAAGCTATGGAGCCGCTCGTTTGGCGATTATGAACTTCAAGGATGACGAAGGCCGGCCCCTGGCTCTAATCCCGAATATATTGGAAGTACCTCCGGCTCTCGAAGCAACTGCAAAGCTGATTTGCAATAACAAAAAGCTGGAAGATGATAAGCCGAATCCGTATGTCGGCACTGCCGAGGTCGTGGTAAACCCAAGACTCACAAGCTCAACCCTCACAAGCTCAACCGCATGGTTTCTGCACGTTACAAACCGTCCGCTGAAACCGTTTATTTATCAGGAAAGAAAAGCTCCTGTTTTTGTACAGCAGGCAAACCCTGACACAGAAGATGTTTTCATGCGCAAAAAGTTTAAATTCGGCGCAGAGGCAAGAGCTGCCGGTGGATATGGTTTGTGGCAGCTAAGCTACGGTTCAACCGGTGCCGCATAGGATTAATTGATAATATCTTTGATTGTTGATTGGTGTGTTTCTTCATCAATCAACAATCAAGAAAGGCATGAATATGATTATAATAAAAAGCAAACAGGATGGATTCAGGCGCTGTGGAGTCGCTCATACAAAACAGCCGGTCGAACATCCGGATGATAAATTCAGCGAGGCAGAGATCGCCGTCATGGAAGCTGATCCGATGTTGACGGTCAAACGCGTTTTGACGGTCGAACGTGAGGATGAACTCGTGATTGCAAAAAGTCCTGTCTTGCGAGACATGACAGTTGCAGCGCTCAAGGATTTGCTCGACACACTCAATGTCAAATATGATAACAGGGCAACCAAGGCAGTGCTGATCGGGCTCGTAGACGCAAATACCGACGAACCGTATATCGAGGAATAACAGATGTCATATTGCGATATAGACGATTTGAAAGAGCAAATACCAGAAGATGAGCTGATAGGACTCTCTGACGATTCAGGCGCAGGCATTGTGGATGTATCAGTTACAGCCAGAGCAATATCCGATGCAGACGCTGTGATTGATGCGTACTGTCAGGATCGGTACACTGTGCCTCTGGGTCCTGTCCCGGCTATGATCAGGCGCATCTCGGTAGATATTGCAATCTATAATTTCTATTCCCGCAGAGGCGATGCGGCTCCTGAAATCAGAAAAGACAGGCACAAGGAAGCAATCCGCTTTCTCGAAAAAGTGTCTGCAGGAAAGATCAGATTAGGCGCTGCAACCCCTGCGCAGGTAAACACCTCCGGCGGCGTGGATATCGACAGTAATGGCCGGATATTCTCCCGGTCAAAAATGTCAGGATTTTAAATGTCATACACAATAGAACAAATAGAAGACGCAATCATCACAGCCCTTGCCGACCTCCAGGCATCACTCGGAGTGCGTACCATCAAGTCATACCAGGGCGAACTCGAAGAGGGCGATATCAAGCGCCTGATTGCTCTTTTCCCGGCTATCTACGTTGTGTACGGCGGATCAACCTATGCCGAGCATGGGCCGCGTAAGATCGAAAAGATGACATATCATCTGTTTGTGTGCGACAAAAATTTGAGAGCTGAAGATGAAGCGAGGCGTGGCGGGATCCAGAACCCTGGAACCTATGCCATGTTAGACAGTGTCCGGGATCTGCTTTTCGGCAAGCAGCTCTCGCTGGAAATATATCCGCTGGGCCTGATCAGACAGATGCCGGTCTGGTTCGGCGGCGGAATATCCGTATATGGAGCCGAATACGAAACAGCCCAGGCGCTGCTTTACCCATCAACATAAAACAAGGAGTTTTGATCATGAAAATAATTGTCAAATCTAAGGCAGTCACGTTCCGGCGGAAGGTTTACGCGCCCGGTGGTGAGATAGACGTGCCGGACACGATCGGCAAAAATCTTATCAAAAGTGACGCTTGCGAAGTACCGATTAAAAAGGCCGCCGCCCCCGTCATTCCGGCGAAGGCCGGAATCCAGAGAAAACAGAAAGGAGATAAAAAATGCTGACAAAAAAATGTCAAATAGCGGCTGGAATAGAAGCGGTTGAAGGCATGGCAGAGGTACTGGAAGCCGCGGATGTGTTTTTTGCTTTCAATCCGAGCTTTACCCCTGAAATTGAGATGCATGCGCGCAATCCGGTGCGCAGTGTGTTGTCGCCATATCCGAGCGTGCCGGGCGCAAGATCGGCGAAAATGTCTTTTGATGTGGAACTGGTCGGGGCAGCCGCCGCGGGTGACGCTGTTCATTATTCAGATATCTTGCAAGCGTGTGGAGTGGATGAGACACTCGTTGCTCTTACATCAGCGACCTACACACCCGCGTCTGACTCAATACCGAGTGTGACGCTGGCCATGCATCTTGACGGCAAAATTTACAAGCTATGGGGCGCGAGAGGCACGGTTAAGCTCGTACTCGAGGACGGCAAGCCCGGTATTTTCTCATTTGAGTTTACCGGCGCTGATTTTTCCGAAACAGACGGGGCGCTGCTGTCCGGCGTTACGCTGGAATCTACTATCCCGCCCATTTTTGCAGATGCATCGCTTACGATCGATTCATATGCGGCAATACTGTCGAAACTGGAAATTGATCTGGGCAGCAATGTAGCGCTGAGAAAAGACGCAAACAGCGCATCAGGGCACAAGAGCGCAGTGATTACCGGCAAAGAAACGACAATGACCCTTGATCCTGAAAACGTGCTGGTTGCAACAGAGGATTTTTTCGGGAACTGGAGATCAGGCAAACAGATGGCGTTTACCGCCGCGCTCGGAGCCACAGCAGGCAATATCATCACCATTACTGCTCCGAAGGTGCAATATCAGGGAGTCGGGCTGGCAGATAGAGACGGGCAGTCAACGCTGGATATTACCGCTCTGCTGGCTGCGGATGCTGGGGATGATGAATGGTCTATTGCGATAACGTAAAAAAAAGGCACAAAGGCACAAAGGAAAAACTAACAGAAAGGAAAACGATATGGCATTTATTGAAATTGTAGAAGATCAGGAAACTTTTGAACTGGCGATCGGCGATTCTGTGCTTACCCTTCGCCGGTTTGACTCTGAAGTTTACAGGCGGATCGAGAAAAAGCACACAAAAAAGCAGAAAAATTACCGGACTGGGCAGATGGTGCGGGAAGTTGATGAATATGCAGTTAATCTCGATCTGCTTGATTATATGGTTGTCGACTGGAAGAACGTGAAATCTCCGGTCAGCGGTGAAGATGTACCTTGTTCAAAAGAGATCAAAGCGAAACTTCCCGGTTCAATCAAGATGCAGATCACCGAGGCGTGCGATTCGGAATCTATTACGTCTGCCGAAAAAAAAACGGATTCGAAAACCTCGAAAGATGCCTGAGATTTCTTAACGAGCATCCACGGGGCAGTGTTATTGACCCTGAGGTTAATTGCAAACTTTGCGAAAAGCTCAGCAAAGTGTCCGGCGAAAAGCCGGATTGTAAAAATTGCCACAATCCGGTCTTATCGCCCGCAAACAAAGAAGTGTGGGAGCTTTATCAAACAATCACCACAAAGTTTATATATGATTTTCAACTTTCTCCACTGGTTTTTGAGATCTTCGACATTCAGTGTACCAGGGGAGAGGCAAAAGAAATGCTGGAAAAGCTGATAATGATCCATCAAATCAAGTCAGAAAAGCAAAAGAAAACAACCTAACGAGGCGTGGCAATGGCTGGCAAAAACAAAGTCTATATAACCCTTGAAATTGACGATAAGGGTTCCGCTGTGATGAAAAAATTCAGCGGTAATACCGACAAAGCGTTTGACAAACTGAAGAAAAATGCCAAAGCCGGAGCCTCTCAGGCGGGCAAGATGGAACGCGCCTGGAAAACATCGATTAATCATATGAAGCGGCACTGGAAAGCCTATGGTGTGGCCAGCGTTGCCGCTGTTTACGGCGTGACAAAGATAATTTCCGGCGCCATTACAAAAATGAAGGAATATGTCGGCCTGGCAAACGTTCAGGAGGCCGCTGAGAAAAAGCTTGGGGCGGTGCTTAGGGCCACAGGCAACGCATCAGGATATAATCTGGACCAGCTTAAGAAGATGGCATCCGGCATGCAGACGGTTACAACCGTCGGGGATGAGGTCACACTAAGCGGCATGGCCATATTGGCCACATTTAAACAGATCCGAGGCGAAGGGTTTGAGCGCGCCACAAAGGCCGCTATGGATATGAGCGCCGTCATGGGGCAGGATTTAAAAAGCTCTATGGTTATGATCGGCAAAGCTGTTAATGACCCTATAACCGGCATGTCAATGCTGACCAGGGTCGGCGTAACTTTTACTCAGCAACAAAAAGACATGGCCAGGCAGATGCAGGAATCCGGCGATATGGCCGGGGCACAGAATATTATCCTGAAAGAACTTGAAAGTCAGTTCGGGGGAACGGCCGCAGCGCTTCGAGAAGATTTTGGCGGAGCTGCAACGGCCGCGGGCAATGCGCTGGGCGATACAAAAGAGGAGATGGGTTTTCTTATCACAAAAAACCAGTTTTTTATCAAGATAGTTCATCTGGCTGAAAAACAGTTTATTGCCTGGGGCGAGAAGATCAAGGAAAACCGCGGCTATCTTCAAGATCTGTTGAAGGAAGGAATACTAAAATTGGTCGGTGGGATTACTCTCACGATCAAAACTCTGCGCTTTTTTCACAACGGCTGGCTTGGTATAAAGCTGGTCGGCACAGCGGCCATGCATGCAATCGCAGTTGGCCTGGATGAGCTGCTTGGAGGTCTCCGGTTTTTATTCGCGCCGCTCGACGCAATTTTCAATGGCCTTAAAAAACTTGGAGTAATCAAGGTCAATCCGTTCGACCAGATCGAAAAATCCCTGGGCCAATTTCGCGCATCCAGCCTGGACGTTACAAAACAGGTCATAAAAGACATCAAAAAAACCAACAGGGGTTATGACCTGGTCATAGACAAGATCGAGGGCTGGCAAAAGCAGATCAAGAAGATTCCTGTACAGCAGATAAAAACCGAAAAGCAGATCACAAAATCATTAAAAACAATCGGCAAGGTTCAAACATCGCTGACAGCAACTGAGATTAAGGCTGCCAAAAAACTGGCAAAAGACAAAGCCAAGGCCATTAAAGATTATGCCAAAGAATCAACGAAGATCTACGACCGCATGTATGATGACGTGCAAAAGCTCAATCTTGACGATTATGCGTACAGCCTGAAACTCCTCGCAAAGCGATATACTAACTACAAAGACCATCTTACCGGCCTTGGCGAACAAGACTCAAAATATGCCGACGGCGTAATGCTGTTGGACAGATGGCTTGCCGGTGAAAAAGAAAAACTGCATGATGACTGGGCACGAAAGCACGGAACCGTCTTAGACCGCATGTCCGTGCGCTGGAGAGATTATCAGAAGGAAGCGATTGATGGTAATAGAATAATGTACGATGCGCTTGACGCTGGAGCTGCTGAAATGGAAAAGCAGCTATCTGATAATTTCTTTAATGTTATGACCGGCAATATTAATCAGGTTAAACTTGACTGGGACGCTATGTGGAAATCCATGCTTAGATCCACTACCGACCATATGGCGAAAATCGTAACCGAAACGGCATTAGACAAAGCTGCACAGGCCGCAAGCGCGGGGTTGGATTGGCTTGGCGGAACAATGGGTTGGTGGGCTGCAGGATCTTGGGAAATCAAAAAGCAACACATGGCAATGCTGCATCCTGGTGAAATGGTGTTGCCTGCTGATATGGCTGAAAAAGTACGGGTAAGCGCATCTAACAATGGGAATATAAGTCTCGGTGAACCGATGATGCCGGAAGCCACAACTACTATTCCTGGATCGTTTCAGGATATGTACACAGATACAGCGATTCAAGCGGCGCTTGTCTCTGCCGTAAAAGGATTTTCTATTCGATCCGCTCTGAATGTTTTAACTGGAATGAGTATGCAGGTTAATCCGCTGGGGGTTGTAGGTACTTTTCTTAACGCTGAAGTAAAGGGATATATGGCAACCCGGGACGCAAAACAATTATACTCTATGATATATGGCAAAAAAGCTACTTACAACCCAAAACAAAACGTAAACGCGGCAATGCAAAGCATGGACTGGTCTGGATTTGATGCTGATATGGCATCTAAATACGGAATGATGGCTATTAATAACCCCGGACATTCAAGAGCTTATGGAGACAGCGGGTCTGGTGGCGATGGCAGTACCGGCGGCTTTGGCAGCCAATCTTCTACCGGCATGGGCACAGGCGGCACAAGTTCAGGTTACGGCGGCAGCTATGCCCGTTTTGGCGGAATGTTCAGCGGTCCCGAATCAGGCTACCCCATGACTCTTCACGGCGAGGAAGCAGTTATCCCGCTTAAAGGCGGCAAAGTGCCAGTGCAAATGGGAAATTACGGCGCCGACTCTAAAGAGCTGCTTAATGAGATCAAGAAACTGCGCGAAGATCTCCAGGCTGGAAATTACACGATAGCGAGCAATACGAACAAAATGTATCAAATACTGGATAAATTTGACGGCGACGGCCTTCCACCGGAGCGAACATGAAAATCATAATCCCTACAACCATAACAGACGCGATGTTTGTTTCATCCGATGTGGCCGAGGATGATTACGATGAGTTTTCGATGGCCACATCTTACAGCCCTGGTGACATTATTATGGATACGACCGGCGTCGAGATACTGACGCTGGATGTAGCGCCTGCTGTTGATTGGGCGCCAGGGGATCTGCTGACCGGCCAGACCAGCGCAGAGACCTGCCGGACGGTTGCGAAGCTTACTGATCTGACGTATCAGGTGCGAGAGCGCACCGGGGATTTTACTTTAGACGAAATCATCGGTGTCACCGGTGATGGTGATAAGCTTGCAGACCAGGGCGCCGCCCATCCGACAATAACCGAGGCTACGGATAAGATCCATAAAATTTACGAGGCGTTAACAGCTGGGGCAGTAGAGCTGCTGACGCTGGATGTTGCACCCGCAACAGCATGGGTTGCAGGCCGCACAATTACAGGCCAGACCAGCGGCAAAACCTGCACAATCGTCGCTAAGCTCACAGATTTGACATACCAGATAATCAATCGCAGCGGCGCTTTTACCCTTGATGAGGTTATCGGCGTTACCGGCATTTCTGCAGAGCTTGCAGACCAGGGCGCGGCTCATCCGACAGTGGCGACCGCTTCCAATACAGCTAATTACCCAGCTACAGATCTGGAGCGAGATACTCCATTGTGGTGGTCCAAAGTCAGTCCGACGAACCGCTGGAAAGCGTTTGATCTGAAAGTAGGCACACAGGTGTCTCAGGCAGACTTGATCAGTTTTTCTCTTACCCCGGGGATGAGCGAAGGCATTGCTTTTCTTAATCTTGAGGCCTCATCAATCACTATGACCATGACAGATCCTGTTGAGGGCGAAGTATATAATGAAACTGTCAATCTTGTAATGACCGACAGTCGTGGGATATCGCTGATTTACGACTGGTATTCATATTTTTTTGGCACAGCGCCTACGACGACAGATGTCGTAAAACTCGACTTGCAGCCGTATCCATCTGCTACGATTGCCATTGCGATCAGCAATCCCGGCCTCACTGCAAAGGTGGGCGCGATCGTAGTTGGTATGTTAGGCGATCTTGGCGATACAGGCTACGGCACAAAGCTGTCTATTAACGATTATTCGTCAAAAACTGCCGATTCAGACGGAAATTTCTCAATCACGGAAAGAGCTTTCGCGAAGCGCATGACAGTGCCTTTGGAACTGGATAACTTTGATCGTGATGAGATGATTCGTGTGTTAGCGCAATATCGCGCAACCCCGCTGGTCTGGGTAAACAGTGAGGATTACGCGTCTGAGATTGTGTTTGGCTTTTATAAGAGATTTTCGGTTGTTGTGAAGTATAAAGCCTACAGCACATGTGAAATAGAAATCGAAGGATTAACATAAGGAGAAATATATATGCCTATAACACCTTTGCCCGAAGCCCCAAGCCGCTCAGCGCCGGCCACATTCAG